CTGGGGAAATCGCTGGCACCATGCATGTCCAGCACTACTGTGCCTGAACTGCCGCGCTTGACGGTTACTCCGCTGACTGCGTCCACTACATTGCAGTAGGCTGCGGCAATGCTGACATTGAGCGCACCACTGGAGGTTTCTCGACCATCTCGTAAAAAATCTGTGAGAGCAACGCTGGTGGTGTCGGCCGCTGCCGATGCCACCAGATGCAGGATGGCCCGCATGTGATCATTTTTAATTAGTGTTTTGGTTATGGCCATGTTATTCCTCGTCTGCTAGAAGGTGATCAAAGTTTTCATTAGCCTTGATCTTTTTGGCAATCTCATGCCCCTTCATGATTACTTTTTTAGGTAGATCTTTAACAGGGCCCGCGCCATAGCCATATTTTTTCTTGGCTGCAGCCATGCCTATGGCGTATTCGTTGTACTTGGCAGCTTCACGAATCTGCTTGAACGCTGACATTGTGTGCTCCTATTTGTTGTGCAATTTCCATCTTACGCTGATCCAAGGCATCGGTCAACTTCATGCTGATCAGGTCAGTAAAATTCTGTTGTGCTTCGGCATTGCTGTCGGTGTGAATATTGTCCAGCATGTCGCGAATCAATTCTGAGTGGTTCATAGTTTAACCTTTCTAAGTTCCATGATGTTATTTATAGCGGCTGGAACCATTTCAACTACTGGGTTCTCGGGGTTATAGGGCGCGGGCTGCTGCGTTGATACTTCCCGACTCATGGCAGCTGCCTGTTCGGCGCCAGGCCCGGCCTGCTGTGCAGCCATTTGTTGCTGCAGATCAGTATCATTGGCAATGTCGGCCTTCATGTCTTCGACTTCTTCTTCGGTCATGTGCAGAATCTTGTCATAGACATATTCGCGACTAAAGTATGTGCCAACATAGTTGTTGATGCTGTTCAACAGATCCAGGCGGTTGCGCATAATCTCGCTTTCCTTGGCCTCGGCTATGTAGGCGTCCTGGGTAAACTCATAGTAAATATCTTCTCTGATCTTGTCCCATTCGTCGGCCTTCATGATGCCTTTCAGCACCAGCTGAGTCTTCAGCAGGTCGTCGAACAGTTCGGTAAACTTTTTACGAACACGACTAATAAACTTGGCAAACTTTAATTCGTCTCGGGTAATCTCGGCCTGGCGACCAAAGTTCATGCCTGTCTCGGGCTTCATGCGGCTCAGTGGCACGTTCAACGATTGATATAGTTTGTTCTGGAAGTAATTGATGTCGTTGATCTCGCCCAGATTCTGTCCGCCATCCAGCGTGGTGATTTCCGTGCCTTTGCCGCCTTCGCGACGTGGCATCCAGAAGTCTTCCAACATGCTCATGGTCTTCTTTTCATCGCGAATCTCACCAGTGCTGGCATCATAGGTAACCTTGTTGCGATACTGGTTCATGATTGACTTGACATACTGCTCGGCCTTGGCCTTGGGCAGGTTACCAACGTCGATGTAAAAGATGCGTCGTTCTGGTGCACGGGTCATGCGGTAAATCACCAGACTGTCTTCCACCATGCGCAGCTGATTCACAGTCTTAGTGGCTTTATTCAGATGACTCAGCACCATGTTGCGATCCAGATCCAGCAATCCGCTGGTGCAATAGGTGATGCTGTCGGGTGCAATTCTCAGACCCTGTGACGCATTGGCTGTGCTGGGCACGGTGGCAATCAATCCCTTTTCGTTGTAGATAAAAAATTCTTCTACACCGGTGATGAATTCCACGCCCGTGGCCTGGTCTTTTTTCTTTTCTACCTTGCGTACTTTTTTGATCTTACGGGGATCAATGTAGCGAAGTTCTTGTATACCCTGCTTGGGGTTGCTGGTATTGACAATCTTGTGATAATAGATGCGGCCGTCGATGTACCAGCGCTTAAAAATATCATGAGCCTTGCTGTTAAAATCCAGCAGGTTAAGTATGGTGTCGAATTCTTCTTCGATTAAGTTCTTGACACTCTTGCTAAGTTCCACTTTTTCCAGATCCAGCTTGACCACAGCTTCATCGTCTTGCGCTGCCACGGCTTCGTTGACAATGTCTTCTATGGCACTGTCACAGTCTGGATAGTTGGATGCATCGCGATATCTGCTGATTAAATCATTTTCAGACTTGGCAATGACGTCAATGTCAATGTAGGTGTTGTAGAACCCGCTGACGTTGACGGTGGTGGCACCGTCGTCATCAGTAGGAGGCACGAAGCTCTGTTTAGGAGCCTCGGCCTGCTTTTTCTGAATAGTGTAACCAAATAATGTAAGATCGGCCATGCCTGATTCCTATCAAAAATTAAATGCCTAAAAGACCGCGACCTGCTCCAATGGTGTTGTTTACAATACTGCCAACGCTCAGCGCTCCACTCAATGCTGTGGTAAAGTGCTGGAACTGGAATGTGCAGGTATAGGTTTCAATGGTGTCATTGTCGCCATAGCTCAGTGCAATTTCACTGAGATCCACAGGGAAGGCGCTGGCCAGGGTGTAGATCTTCAGCGGATTATTGTTGCGATCCAGCTGTGTTACTGACAAGTTAACCTGATATTCGCGTGGATTGGTGATACCATTGTTGTTTACCAGGCCATTCATGCCATTCATCCAGGCTTCTAAACTGTTGCGAATATTGAAGCTGACATCGTTCATGATGGTTACTGACCAGGGAGCAAAGGTACGCTCGCCGGCAAATTTAACCTCACGACCACGATACTGCACAATGGTGGGATTGACTACGCTGCCCGGCAGACTTGTAGCACTGCATAGAAACGCTGCCTGGGGTGTGGCTGCTCCGCCGGTGGGTACATAATTAGGAAAGTTTAATGCTACAAAAAACTGGTTGGCGCGTGCACCGCCGCCAACCATTGCGGCTTTAAACTGATCAACGTTAAAAATTGATCTTTCTGCCATTTTTTATTCTCCTGTTAAAAACCTATTAAGCACCAACTTCTTCAAAACTCACACCACTGCGTGTTGCTATGAAGTTCAGAGTGATGAAGTTGATGGACTTGTTGGGCTTGATGTAAATGTCGGCTATGAACTCGTTGCGGTCAATGACTTCGCCAGTGTTGTTGGTCTCATCACAGACAACACGGAAGTCAGTGATGCCACGACGGCCCTGTACGTCACGCAGGAAGGGCTCAACCAGGCTCACAAACTGTGCACGGGTAAATCCATCGTTGAACTCAAACAGCTGGAACTTGGCTGCTGTGGCAATGGCTTTTTCCAGAACAATGAACAGACGGCGTACATTGATGCGGTCAAAAGCGCTGGGCTTCTGTGTGCAGGTCTTGTCGCCGAACAGCACAGTACCCAGACCAGGTTGTGTAACAACTGGATTGATCTGATTGCGATACAGGTTGTCACGATCGGTCTTGTTGGGACTGAAGTTTAATTTAACCAAATTCTTGACCTGACCGCGTGTATAACCGCCGGGGCTGTACCAGGGTTCGGTGGTTTCATCGGTGCGCACACAAATACCAGCAGTATCGCCGCACATGGGTACATAGCGGTACACATCGTTGTAGCGATCATACTGATATTTCCAACCACTGTCCATGACAGCAAATGTCGAGTCTTTGTTGAAGTTTGTAATGCGATCATTGACAATTGCGGTGGCTGTCAGCAGACTGGCTGAAGTTGGGCTTACAAATACCAGGCAATCGCGACGAACTTCGGCTACGTTGTCTACAACAAAACGAGCTGTGGAATTGTCGGCTGCGGCACCAACAACTGGAATCAGACTAACATCAAACAGTTCGCCGTTGGCAAGTTTGACATACTGTGTCTGCAGTAATCCATCGGTAGGCGTAACATCTACACCGCCGCTGAAACTGCGAGTCTGAACCTGGCTCATGACATTGAAGCCGGTGCCGTCGGTGGGTACTGCGCTTTCCCAGGTTACGGATTGTGCTGAGCTGCTGGTGGTCAATGCAGTCTTGCTGCCATAACGCAACCAGGCACTGTTTTGATTGATGTAGGTTTTGTAGAACAAACTGGTGCCGTCGGTTGAACGTGCATCGCTGCCCTTGCTCAGACCCTGATGATTTTCTAGAATTGTACCTGCAACACCAGTAATGCCACCGTCTTCGTCTACAACCACGACATGAATTTCATCATAGATGATGGTCACAGCATGGTGGCGTTGCTGGTGCTGGGTGTAATACCAGTATTATTAACAAATGCCACAGTAGTAGCGCCACTGGCTGCTTCCGCAGTCAGTTGGAATCTATAGGCTACGCCGTCGGCTGTGATTTCAATCCAGCTGCCCTTGGGTGCAGGACGAGTCAGACCCGGTGCCTGAATTGTAGCACCAGTAGTGAATATTGTGGATGTGCTGCTTAAATTAGAACTGAACTGATAACTGTTGTAGTCACAGACGCTGACCTTAAGATTGTTACCCAGTATGCCAGGATAACGAGCTACGTATTCAGTACCACTCATGGAAGGCGCAGTATAACCTGCAACACCGTCATAGTTGTCATCATTTTTAACTAATACAGATGTGCCCTGAGCCACGCTGTTGCGAGAAGCACTGTCAGCTATTCGATTTACCTGCAGGTTGTTGCCGTAGCTTAGGAAGTTGGCAGCAGTAAACCAGTATTTAAAAGTGTTAGTATCGGGCTTGCCAAAGATTTCATACAGTGTTTTTGCACTGTCAATGGTGACAAATTCTTCGGCTGGGCCCCAGTTAAAGTGTCCTACAAAGGCGCCCGCAGTAGTGGCAACCTGTGGAACAAATAGGCTAACGTCGCGCTCTTGGACTAGTACGTTAGGCGAAACTTGAAAAGGCATGGTAATCTCCTTGTATAAACCTTCAACGTTGAACCAGGAATTTCGGGATCATCTTTATTTATATGTTCCCTAATTTAGAGCCAGTTTGTTGAAGATTTTTGAACAGTCCAGAGATCTCCGGCTTCCATGAACTGTTCGGGTTTTTCAGCCTCACGCCCATCGTCGATAAAACCAAATGGTGTGAGTTCGTCTTCTATCTGTCGAATCTGATTTTCAAACATGTTTTCGCGAATATTCAGATTGGTCATGTCGCGAAAGTATGGGTTGGTGGTCAGCCAACCAAACAGCACCAGGGGCATC